TCTTATCGTATTATCAATTTCATTAATAATTTACTACAATGGCTCAATCAAAAGTATTCATTCCAACTGAGATTAAGGTTAAGTTGTCTTTATCCCTCTTTAAGATCTCTGAGGTCACTGGCGAAACCATTGACATCATGTGTTTCTGCCATCAATCTAATCTTTTCCACGTAAGAGAAATGGGTTCACTCTCCCACGATGTTTTCCATTGTATGAGATGTGGATTTGTTTCCACCCGTGCTCCCAAGAAATTGAAAGCCATCCGTTCATACCAACAAAACCCTTCTTTAGTCCGCAACAATTGCTCTAGGAATAAAGTTAGAAGTTTTAATGCTGAACGCGATGAGAAAATGCGTGAACGTGAACAACCTGAAGAGGGTATTTGGGCCCAAATTTTTGGTGTCCCTAGTATGATTAGTAACGTTAGTGGCTTGGCTGCTGATTTGCGTACTACTCTTGAAGATGTTAAAGTTCAAGCCAATGCGGCTGGAGTTGCTTCTGCTGAAGCTGCTTCCAATGTTAAAGAGGCTATTAATTCTATTCCTTCTCTTATTGAAAACTTTATTTCTTCTACTATTCCTGTTATTAACATCACTGTTAGAACTGCCCTTAAGCTATCTTTAGCTGCGGTTTGTTTGTATTTAGCATCTAAATTTTTATCTCAGATGAAATCTCTTTTTGATTTAGTTTATAATACAGTTTCTGCTATCTTTTCTTTCCCTTCTTGGTTAAGTGAGTATGTTCATACTTTAATTTCTGCTAATAACATTGAGGCGCAAGTTGGTGTTACTGACATTGCTGCTGATATTCTTAAGTATGCTACTCGCATTGTTCCAGTTTTTGCTACTTGTCTTGCTGGTTTTATTCTTAACAAATTACCCGGTAAACCATGCACCCCTGACATTCTTATGCGTAGGTGCCGTGATCTTCCTGGAGCCATCAAAGGATTGTATGATATTCATTCTTATATGTCAAAATCGTGGGCTGTAGCTAATGACTGGATCATGGATCAAGTTGTTGGTGAAAATCCCCTTGCTCAATCAACTGGTCTTCCCATTGTAGAAAAGTGGATTAGTGATGTTCTTGCTGCTTCGGATCGTGCAACTTTCCAACGCGCACTTGCCAATAAAGATGAAGCTTTTCGCATCATGCAATTGTGGTATACTGGTATGACCATCATGACCAATTACCGCAATATTTTATCTCGCGAAGTTGTTGATAATGTTAAATTGTTATTGATTACAGCTGCTAAGATGAAGGATGCTATTGAAAAGGCTGGAATCTGGGGCGGTGGTCCACGTATGGAACCCCAAATGGTTTGGTTCACTGGTGCTTCTGGTATCGGTAAATCTACCATGATGTATTATATTGCTTCCCATATCTTGAAACCTCTTGGTCTGTGTGATTCATTGAAACAAGCTGTTTACCAACGTACTGTCGAACAAGAATATTGGGATGGGTATAAAAACCAACCCATTGTTGTTGTTGATGATGCTTTCCAAATGAAAGATTCTTCTCAGAATCCTAACATTGAATTTATGGAAGGTATTCGAATGACGAATATGTTTCCTTTGAATTTGCACATGGCTGATATTGCTGAAAAAGCTAATACCACCTTTCAAGGTAAGTCTATTTTGTACACTACTAATGCGCGTACCGTTCAAGTTAGCTCTATCACTCATCCTGAAGCTTTCTTCCGTCGTTTTACCTTCTCTTTTCATGTCTGTTTGAAGGAGGAATATATTCAACTTCGCCATCTTGGCAATGATAATTATTCCCGCACGCTTAACATTGAATTAGCCAAGGCTAATGCCCCCATTTTTGATGGTAAACGTGC